AGATTTCGTAAAGTTACAAAAGATGATAACTTTTTTTCCTTGTTCTATAATGTTTTCCGCAAGTTCGATGGTGTGTTGTGTTTTTTCGTTGGCAATAACCTGTCGAACTTCCGTGAGTTTAGTGAATTGAATTGATAAGTTTTTACTTTCGTCGGGATTCTTGTCGTACCAATTGTAGTAATCTCCCATCACTTCTTCGTACATCTTGGACCTGAGTCTTAGATATACAGGGGTAATTATTTTTTCAGGTAAGTCCAAAACATCTTCTTTGAGTCGTCTCAAAACTGTTGATGAAGTTCTATCCCGAAGCTCTTCCAAGTTGGATGCCCCCATGACATTCCATACTTTTCTAATCCCAACCTTGAACTGATATCCCGAACAATATCTAATCACATAAGCCATCCAATTTTTTGCCACGGGTGAATCCACCAAGCTTAAAAGATTGAAATAGTTTATGGGACGTGAAGTCATCGGGGTGCCCGTCAACAACCACAATCTTTCAACATCTTTCACCAAATCGTTAATTAGTTTGGTTCTTTGGGCTTGAACATTTTGGATGTAGTGTGCCTCGTCGATGATTACCAAATCAAATTTGGATTGTAGAATGATTGAGTCTTTTCTGTTTTTCGTGTCATGGAAGTTTTTGATAATGTCGTAATTCATTATCACAATCTCAGCCTCGGTGGAGTAATTCTTACCCTCACAGACATAAGATGACTTTTTTGAATACAGTTCATATTCCCTTTGCCAGTTAATCTTCAAAGTGGCGGGACATATGATGAGAATTTTTTTTGCCCCTGTTTCCAAAGATGCGATGATGGTTGAGGTTGTTTTTCCCAAACCCATATCGTCTGCCAAGATGTATTTTTTGTTTTCGAGTAATTTCTCGATGGCAATCTTTTGGTGTTCGAGTGGAGGACGGTGACTGTACTTCTCGTAATTGATTTCTCCGATTTCGACTTTGTTGTCTTTGATAAGTGCGACCTTAGGTACCCAAATATCAGACAAAGCATCACCCTCGAAGAACTTACCCCAAATATGATATGCTTTGTCTTTTTCCGCCAACAGCTTCTCAATCCAAAGTTTTTCGGGAACGTTGATTAAGAACTTGTCGTTGGCGATTTTGTTAGAAAAGTAAGCATCCAACATTACCCACTTTTTGGCAACCTTGGGGGTATTGTTTTGGTTGGTGACAATGTACTCGGCTTGACTACGTGTGGGGTAGAACTTTTTATTATTCTGAAGTTTGTCTTTCAAACCCAAAATATAATTGTTAGCCCCCTCGTATGTTTCAAGAATTGAAATGGCTTTGGATTCTATGGTGAGGTCTATTCCCATTACTTAATTTCTATAGATTGTCCTGTACTTGTCCAATAATTACTATCTCCATAATATACGGTAATCTCTTCTCCCACTTCAATATCTCTTAAAGCGTAAAAGTTGAAGCTTTCCTGACCAACAGTATTGTCCCACTCAGCATTTGGATTTTCTGAGTGGTTATAATAAGAAGAGTATCCCAAACCAATCACAAAATATTGGCGGTCCCCTCCTCTAGGATAAAAAAATCTGTAGTGAGACATCACGTTTGAGTCCAATTTCAAGACAGGAGCAACTTCAAATATTTCCCCTTTGATAATTTTTTGTGTGGCAAACACACCCAACCCATGTATTACACTGTCGGCGACTTGGATTTTATGTGGGGGATTGATGACCATTTTGCTCATAATAATAACGATTGAAGATGTATTTATCAATATATCGGTTATGGCAAAGAAATTAGTACCAATTACTCGACTTGGCAAATTCTTCGGTGGTGAAGATTATGCGTTAGATGTTTCTATGGGTTCAGAATGGTTGGAGGGTGATATGAACTTTACCGTCGTTCTTTACCGTATTGATAGATACAAAACCAGAACTGATGATGTTTACGGTGAAACAACTGAAGGTGGTATTCAATTCTTGGCTCCTGTTGAATTAAAAGGTTATGTTCAAATATTAGCCCCAACAGGGATGAGACTTGGTAATTCTCGTATCGAACAAGATGAACCGGGTAATATGAGATTCTCCATTTATCAGTCTTATCTTGATGAATTGGGGGTTGACATTGCTTATGGTGATTACTTGGGTTATTATGAAACTGAAAGTAAGGTTCGATATTACACCGTATCTGATGATGGAAGAGTTGTATCTGACAACCGACATACTTATGGAGGTTATAAACCATTCTACAGAACAATTGTAGCTGTGCCTACCAGTGAAAACGAATTTTACGGAACCTAATGCCATATCCAAAACAAATAAAACCAACCATTGATTTAGTTCCCCCGAAGACTTTGTCTGCTCGGAGAGAACAACTATTAGAGTATATCAACAAAGATGGAACTTACCTTCCAAAATCGGTTCTTCATGCTGATTTGGATTTAGGTATGTTGGAGTTTGTAAAAACCTCTCTTCAGACAACTGTTTCAGGTAAGGATATTAGTGTGATTGATAAAATCATCACAAACCAAAGATGGTCTCAGTTTACTGAAACTTGGGATTTCGTTGATAACGATTTCAATGTACAACTGCCATTCATAACTGTGGTTAGAAAACCTGAAGTGAAATATGGCACCAACCCATCACTTCAATACACTATACCGGTAAGAAAACAATTCTATTATGCTACGGTTCCAACTTGGAATGGGAACCAAAAAGGGTATGATGTTTACACCATTCCTCAACCTGTTCCTGTAGACATTGACTATAGTGTGAAAATTATGTGTAATAGAATGAGAGAGTTGAACACCTTCAACAAAAACGTTCTTCAGACTTTTTCATCTCGTCAGGCCTACACCTTTATTAAGGGTCAGTATGTTCCAATTATCATGACTAATGTTTCCGATGAATCGGTTATCGATGTTGACAGAAGAAATTATTACATCCAAAGTTACGACTTCACAATGTTGGGTTATCTTATTGATGAGGAAGAGTTCCAAGTCAAACCCGCAGTTGCTAGAGTCCTTCAAGTATATGAAGTTGATACCCAAGTACCAGTTGGAAAACGTAATCAAATTACTCCCCCTAATCCTGACAGATTTGAATATCCATTTTTCTATACATCAGGAAACACAAGTCTCACGGATTTTCCTGTCGATTATAGAATAGATGTTAAGTTTATTGAATCCTCAAACGTTGATTCTTACGATGTTTACATCAATGATGATTTTTATGGTACAGATATTTTTGATATTCAATTGAACCAAGGAGACAAGTTCCAAGTCGTAGTTACAAAAGAAACCGCAGGTGAAGAGGCGAATATTCTTTTTTCGGCAAAGTTGGTTTAATCCTCTCCGTAAATATCTTTTTTGTCCCCACACCTTTCATAAATGAGGTTTTCCAAAAACCTATACATTTTTACCCCGTGCTTGTCACAGTAGTTTTTTAGTACTTGGTGGGCCTGTTTTGATATTTTAAGGTTCTTAATATCTTGAGGGGGAGTTTTCATAAAGGGAGAAAAAAGGCAGAATAAATTCTTACTGCTTATTAATACATATCCAAAAGTCAAGTTTTTTACTTTTAACACGAATATTTATGTATAAAATAAATCCGAATAAGAAAAATTAAAATATGTTTTTTCAAGTAACAACACAAGCTAATCAGAAGGTTTTTGTATCACCTGGTGTCTATACATCCGAAACTGATTTGTCATTTGTAGCACAAAGCGTTGGTGTAACGACTTTGGGTTTGGTTGGTGAAACTCTATACGGTCCGGCTTTCGAACCTATATTCATAACTAACTACGATGAATTTCAGAACTTTTTTGGTGGTGTCAGCCCTGAAAAATTTATAGGAACTCAGATTCCTAAATACGAAGCGGCATACATCGCAAAGGCCTACCTTCAGCAATCAAATCAGTTGTTTGTAACGAGAGTCTTGGGACTTTCAGGTTATGATGCAGGTCCTTCGTGGAGTATAACCGCCATCGCTAACGTCGATGGTGAGACTGTCGGTATTGATGCGGGTGTTGCCCAAACATTTTGGTCGGCAACTTTTACAGGTACTTCAACAGGTACTTCTGTGACTTTCACTTCGGCTCTACCTTCAGTGATTTCTAACTCACTCACCACACAATACACACTTTACGACGGTTCCACATCTTCTTATTCGAGAGATATCCAAGCGTTCATGAACTCTATTTCGGGTAATACCGCATTGTCGGCAACAACCGCTCAGTTCTACGGAATGCCAACACAAGTAGGTTACGACCAATTTAATGGACAATACTCTGTCTTGAGTAATAATTTTGGTGTTGATAGTCTTGACCCTCAGGCTAACGATTTAACTGACAGTGTTAATGACCCTTGGTATTACGCAACATTTAACGTAACAGGTAGTTCTTGTGATTATTCGGGTTATGCTTGGAACTACGTTGTTTCCAATTACTACACAGGGGCATCAAACTCGTTTTCGGGAACTGTATCAGGTAACGTATATTTTTATAGTGGTGAATCATTTACTGAGTACTGTAATTTAGTTGTTGGAACACTCCGTTCGAGAGGTGTCTCTGAATACACACCAAATGACCACGGTCCTTTGTATCAAGTTACAGGTTTAACAGATTTACAAATTGTATGTACAGGACCTTACTCAGGTATAAGTCAAAATCCGTTCGCAACATTCCAAGTGAGTGGTGTTACTAAAACGGGAACAGACTTTGATTTTGATGTGTCTTTCGGAGCTAGTAACGCTAACTACATCACAAAAGTTCTTGGAATTACTAACTTTGGTAAGTCTCAATTCGAAGTACCTGTTTATGTTGAGGAATCTTACCCCGGTCTTTTGACTTACGGATATAATAAGGGTTACATTAGAGGTTTGAATTGTGATTTCATCGCACTTCCAGAAGCTCGTGACACAACTTCAACAACATCAATAGCATGGAACCTCCAACAATACCAAAGTCCAAGAACACCATATGTTGTTTCTGAACTTCGAGGTAATAAGGTATACAAACTTTTCAGATTTGTATCAATTTCTGACGGTGATTTAGCTAACACACAAATAAAAATTTCAATTACTAACGTATCTTTCAGTAACCAAACATTTGATGTAATGGTTAGAGATTTCTTCGACACAGATGCTAACCCAATTGTTCTCGAAAAATACACTAACTGTACTTTAGACCCAGCTACTAATAGTTTCGTTGGGAAAAAGATTGGTTCATTTGATGGTGAATACCCATTGAACTCGGCATATGTAATGATTGAAATGGCTGATGAAGCGCCATTTGACGCTCTTCCTTGTGGTTTTTACGGTCTCGATGAGAGAATTTATGAATCGGCAACTAACCCTTCTCCTTTCCCAATCATCAAGAACAGATACTTCTACCCAGGAGAAACTCTTTACGACCCACCTTTCGGTACAACCGCCGGTGGTTCCAACGTTGTGACTGCTTCAGGGGATAATGTTAGAAGAAGTTACTTAGGAATTTCATCATTTTTTGGTATCGACTCTGACCTTCTTCAATACAAGGGAAGAAAGAATCCCACAGTCAATTGGTATGACGCTACAGATTCTGAACCATGGAATTACCAGACCCAAGGTTTCCACTTTGACTCGGGAGCTACAGTTGTTACTATTGGTAACGCATACGTTACAAGTGGTACACCAGCATTTGTATGTGGTATCGCAGACTTCAGAGCAGAACCTCAGACACAAGCTAACCCTTACTACTTCTTGTATTCTCGTAAATTCACGTTCATGTTCCAAGGAGGATTTGACGGTTGGGACATATATCGTGAGTTCAGAACAAATACTGATAGGTTCCAATTGGGAGCATCAGGTTACCTTCAAGGGGCTTATGTTTCTCAAAGATACCCAACCGCTTCGGGGGATGGTACCTTCAAGAGAATCGTAGTTGCTGACAACACTCAGGATTTCGCTAACACTGACTACTACGCATACCTTCTTGGTATCTTGTCTTTCAACAACCCTGAATCAACAAACATCAACGTGTTCGCAACAGGAAGTATTGATTATATCAATAACAACAACCTTTGTGAGGCGGCTATTGACATGGTGACAAATCAGAGAGCGGATTCGGTTTACATCGTTACAACTCCTGACTACAACATGTACACTCCTGATGGAAGTTCACAGTACGAAATCATCTACCCACAAGAGGCAGTTGACAATCTTGACGACACGGCAATTGATTCTTCGTACACCGCAACTTACTACCCATGGATTCTTGAAAGAGACACCGTAAACAACACCCAAATTTACTTACCACCAACAGGACAGGTTTGTAGAAACTTGGCACTCACTGACAACATTTCTTTCCCATGGTTCGCATCGGCGGGTTACACAAGAGGTCTTGTTAATTCAGTAAAAGCAAGATTGAGACTTACTCAAGAAGATAGAGACATTCTTTACCAAGGAAGAATTAACCCAATCGCAACCTTCTCTGATGTTGGTACGGTAATTTGGGGTAACAAAACCCTTCAGGTCAGAGACACCGCTCTCAACAGATTGAACGTAAGAAGATTGTTGTTACAAGCTCGTAAGTTGATTTCAGCTGTCGCAGTTAGATTGTTGTTCGAACAGAACGATGAAATTGTGAGACAACAATTCTTGGATTCGGTTAATCCAATCCTCGACTCAATCAGAAGAGACAGAGGTCTTTATGACTTCCGTGTAACTGTCGCTTCTACACCTGAAGATTTGGATAGAAACACATTAACAGGTAAAATCTACCTAAAACCAACGAAGGCACTAGAATTCATCGATATCGAATTCTTGATTACTCCAACAGGAGCTTCGTTTGAGAATATTTAATATCTTTGTGAAGGGGGGAATTATCCCCCCTTCTTAGCCAAATACAGATGAAAAAAATTTTATCCGAAAAAATAACCGAAGCAGGTCCTGATTTGAAATACTACGCTTTTGATTGGGACGACAACATCGTCCACATGCCAACTAAGATTGTGGTCTTAGATGAAGATGGTGATGAGGTTATGATGTCAACTTCGGATTTTGCGGACCACAGAGAGAAAATCGGAAAAGAACCTTTCAATTATAAGGGTTCCACTGTGGTTGGTTTTGCGGAAGACCCATTCCGTTATTTCGGTGTAAAGGGGGATGCTCAATTTATGGATGACGCTTTAGAAGCTCAAACAGGTCCTGCGTGGGATGACTTCCGAGAAGCAATCAACAATGGGTCTATTTTTGCGATAATCACCGCAAGAGGTCACCACCCAAACACCCTCAAAGAGGCGATTTACAATTACATCCAAAATAATTTTGGTGGGATTGACCGCGAAGAGTTGATTAAAAACCTAAAAAAGTATCGTGATTTTGTGGGTGAGGAAGATATGTCGGACGAAGAACTTATCCGTTCATACTTAGAACTCAATCGTTATAACCCTGTAAGTTTCGGACAAGAAAAGTCGGCGGCGAGTCCCGAAGAGCTGAAAGTCCAAGCGATGGAAGATTTTGTCCGTTATGTCAAATCCATGGCGGCACTCCTACAGAAAAAGGCCTATCTAAAAAAAGACATTGCTAATAAATTTATTCCATCTATTGGCTTTTCAGATGATGATGAAAGGAATGTAGAAGCGATGAAAAAACATTTTAAAGGGATAAAAGAACCAATTAAAACATATACCACTAAAGGAGGTACTAAAAGAGAATACTAGTACTGGAATTTAGTAGAAGAGTAATTTTCGGGTTTGAGAAGTCAAGAGAAAAATTTACTAACAAGGTATATTTATAAACAAAGATAAAACGTCTAAAGAAAAAGAAATACCATGGCAGATTTATTAATGAAAATGCCCATTCCCTACGAACCGAAACGTCAGAATCGTTTCATTCTTAGGTTTCCCTCAACTTTGGGGATTAACGAATGGTTTGTAGAATCAACAGCCAGACCGCACATTACTATCGGTTCTACTGAAATCCAATTTTTGAATACCTCTACTTACGTGGCGGGTCGATTTTACTGGCAGACTATTCCGGTTGTATTCCGTGACCCAATCGGCCCATCAGCAGCTCAAGCTCTTATGGAGTGGGTACGTCTTCACGCAGAATCAGTGACCGGTCGTATGGGTTACGCTGCAGGTTACAAAAAAGATATCGACCTCGAAATGTTGGACCCAACAGGGGTTGTTGTAGAAAAATGGATTCTTTATGGTACATTCCTAACTGACGTTAACTTTAATTCATTGTCTTACTCACAAGACGGACTGGCGACAATCAGTGCTACTTTGAGAATGGACCGTTGTGTATTGATTTACTAATTTTACATTTACAATAATTCATATCAAATTATTTTTAACCGTAGAGCGAAACTCTACGGTTTTTTTATATGGCAATGGAAGCACAAGAATACGGACAAATGAATTTTGACTTACCACACGATGTGGTAGGTCTACCATCGCAAGGGTGGTTTTATAAAGGAAAGAAGTCGTCAATCAAGGTAGGATACCT